TGTGCTTCTTGCACCCGTTCTTTCTTCTTCGATGGCTTGCGCTTTGAGGATTGCCTTTTCCGCATAGTCTGCCCATCTGCGGAGGCTTGTAGCTTGATCTTTACGCTGTCGCTCATGGGCTAATCTTTTCCTTAATCCTACATGCGAAATATAGCGTCCTGTGCGGGTACTTAACCAGTTAGCTACTTCTCTATACGAGTATTGCTTTATATACTTTCTAGCTTGTTCTATTGCCTCTAATTCTATGGTTATAGGTAGCAATAAGTCCTTATCTTCTGCATCTAGCACGTATCCAAAGGGAATTGTTCTAGCAATTCGTGGTATCTTTAACCATTCGCCCTCTTTTTTTAAATCAGTAGGCTGTGGTAATTTCCAAACGCCTATTTCTCTAGTCATCGTCCGAAGTATTTTTAGCAGGTAGTAGCATTATACCACCAGAACTCTCTACTTGCAACTTTTCAGTTTTAACTAGCCCACTTCGATCCAATAATTCTTTTGCTGCAGACATTTTTTCCTTTATACCTAGTTCTGTTGGGTCTGTAATGCCACTAACCATAGCCATAGCTGCTCTAGGAGCGTTACGAGCCATGAATAACTGCGTAGCATCTAGTACTTCGTCCCGTAGTCCCCGAATAATCTCTGTAGTACTGGTACTTTCCGCATATCCAGCTAGTAATTTAGCTTTTACTACGTCACCACCGGCTTCATCAAAGAGTACAGAGAGGAAAGAGGACTGTTTTTCTGTTAAATTCTTGCTCATTTTATTCTACCTTTTTCTTAGGTTTATCTTCAATACTACCATATCTACTTATCATCCAAGAACAACAATCAAACTTAAATAATCCTTCTGTTGCATATATACGCATATTAATTAATATACCGTAGACACTAAAAATTAGTAAGACTGCTGCTATTATACTATATGAGGTTTTCTTACCCACTTTATTTCATCCTTGTAGCCGTGCCACCATTACGATAATCTTTGTGCCCATGTCGATACTTCGGACCTATGAGTGCACCCTTTGCTGCACCTTTACGCTTTTTAGGTGGCGTAGTTAATTCAGGCCCCGTAGCTTTTTTCATCCTAATTTGCTTTTCAGCCTTTGCTACACGAGCTAAATACTCCTCTTCTGACATATCTAGGCCGTATTTTTTCTTCATTGTAGTATTAAACCACTTCGTAAATTTTGGGCCAAGTTTTTGGTCTGACCCATATTGTTTACTACTCCGGGAGGTATAAAAAGTTTTTGCGCCCATGTAATCGCCAGTCTTCTTATCATAAAATTTTGCTGGAATAAGACCGGCATCTTTATATGCCTTTATATCAATAGTATCTTCCATATGTCTTGCTTCCGCAGTTTTGGCTCTCTTTTTCTTTACTGCCATTTTAACTATCCCTTTTCTTTAATATATATATGTACCATGCTGCATAGAATTAGCTAATTTAATTGCTCTTGTTTTTACTTGTCTTGCCCACCTAGAATCTAGCATCTCTTCTGCTGCTTTATAATAATCGTGTTGTTCTAATGCGGCCCACATATTAATAAACTTACACAGTCTAGGTACACCCATGTTAAATGCCATATCCATTAATACTAATTGTCTTATAACACCTATGTCATTAGTGATAGGCTTTACTTTAAATAATTCTTTTTCTACGATAGCAATATCATTTTTTAAAAGAAAGTGTGCATCTTTTTCTGTAATACCATTTTCATAAACTTCTTCTATGGTTTTATTCAATATACCTAATTCAAACTTTGATATACCTCTGTCTTTAAGATTTCTTCCAATTCCGATTGTATCAATACCTAAGCTATCTTTATATACATTTAGAATGATACCTTCATGTATTGTAAGCTGCTTAATTAAAATATCTTCATTGAACACTTATTTCTTTCTCCGCACCTTTGATACAGGAGAGGGAGCTTTCCCTACGTATAAACCAAAGAATGCTGCACCAGCACCTACTATAGTAGAAATAAAAGCTGCTTGTGCATTAGTAGGATCAGTCAAGGCCATGAACCATGTAGTAGATTGATAGAAAGCATAAATGTAAGCCAGCATAATAAGGCGAGGTACAGTGCGAAAGCTATCCAGTACCATAGCTACTTTACCATACCACGTAGAAACTTCATCCTCTGTATCGGGTACCAGATCAGAAACAGCAAGTTCATACTCTTTGGTAGTCTCGACTACTTTTACTTTATCTTTCGCCATTTATTTTCTTTCCTTATTTTTTAGCAAAGGCAGAACCAGTTAAGATAGCTCCGAATGCTAAGTGGAATAGGCCCCCTCCCATAAGAGTAAAGGGATTATGTTGACCTGTAAGTTTTTTCATTAGTTCCATTTGCACCATAGGTTCAGAAGTGCTATTGATAATATCCATAAATAAACTTATATCCGGGCGATTAATACCATACCATATAGGCACAAACATAAAATCATAAAAGCATATTAGTAGATATATTATAAGTGCTGTCCATCGCCATGTCATTGTGGCTTTTTCGTGTGCTGTTAATGTATCTTCCATTTAAATACAAGGAGCAACACATCGCATGTCATTTGTTAGCATTATTATAGCCACAACACTTATAACTATGATAGCTAATATACTTGCTACCTTTTTAAAACTCATTGCTATTTCTTTCCAAAAAACTTAGTAGCACCCCGTACACCGAATGAGGCAGCTATAATAACACCTAAACTATACTGATACCATTCCGGCATAGTTTCTAGTTGAGCAAAGCCACTCTGTACAATATGTTCTGCACCGGGAACAAAAGCTAGAATTAATGGTATAGAAAATAGAATTACTAGCCACTCATCTTTCCAGCTATTCTGTGATCCTTTGATTGCCTCTAAGTCCCAATCAATTTCACCAGTAGCTTGCTTCTCCATGATAGTTGCTTTAGCCTTAGCTTCGGCAACCTTGACTTCGTTGTTTGCTTTTGATGCAGCTACCCGTCCTTCTAAAAAGGTATTAGCTAAACTGGCAACTGGGCCTATTAGCGCACCTAACATTATTCATTAAACCTAAGTTCATCAGCATGTTGCTGCGCCATGTGTAGCGCCTTCTTATGTTTATTATGAAACATGATATTAACCCAACCAAAAGGTTTAGCCAAAGCTAGATACACTTTGGTTTTGCATTTATAGTACATGATTTTAATTTTAATATGCATATTCAATACCTTATAATTTAGAATCTTTTTTCTTGGGAGTAACGTGTGATGAAGATTCTCCTCCAGACACAACACATGTTATATTTCTTTCCATGTCATAAAAAGCAATTGTCCACCCTCCTGTTTCGGGGTTCTCATACAGGAAAGTAAGTTGTTGCGTTTTGTCAGTTTTATTAGTAATTCCTACCCATACTTTCTCTTCTTTAAAAGTAGTTGATAAATACTCATCTATTTCTTCAGGAGATGCACAAGGTGCAGAAACAGCGTAAGAAGCGGAAGCAATTACGCATAGTAGGATACTTAATATGAATGTTTTAAACATTTTAAATATTATCCAATTTTAATTGTTTTTCTACTCCTACGCTTTTCTTTTAGAAAGCTAATACTAATAGTATAATTGTAAATATAATATAGCATTTTATTACACGATTGTCAAGTCTTTTTTTTTTTACCATTTAACTTTATTAGCCCAATATGCAGCACTGAGTTTTCCTCTTTTAATATTAGCTGCATGTCTGGCTTTGAATGATTTACGTCTAGCTTTATTCTTAGAAGTTGAGGGATTCTTACCTGCCCCACTTACTCCCTGCTGACCAAAGCGTATTGTCTTTACGGTACTTCCTACTTTAGCTACAACAACGTGAGATTTAGTAGGATGCTTAGGAGTGCGCTTTGGTTTATTATAACCCGACACTCCTATGCGTTTTAGTATACTGTCAGACACTCCAGCCTTCTTCAGCTTCTTCCATAGGTACTCTGACGCACTCACACATTTCAGGAGTACAGTTTTCACAAGAACAATCTTCTGGGCATTGATTACAAGTACAGTTTTTACATGCCATATTAATTCTCCTTATTTCTTTTTTGACTTATTATTATTATTTTTATTATGGAATAAACCACCCTTACGATAGTCA